TTAATTTGTGTTCTAAATATTATTTATATTAATTCTTTTAAATATTAATTCTTTTAAAAATAAATCTTTTAAATTATAATTATTTTCTTAATTTATATTATAAATAAAATATGTCAATATTTACAAAAAAACTGAAAGGAAGACCAAAACCTACATTTAATCAAAATTCTATGGATAATTATACAAATGAATTAAACGAAATAATTGATAAATTAAGTGTTATAAATCGTGATATTTTAGGAATTTATGAAGCGATAACTAAAGAAGCTAATATACAAATTGAAAAAATTAGTCTTATATCTAATGATGATGCTAATTTTGTTTATTCTATTAAGGATCTTGATAAAAAATTTACTGAATTAATTAATAATTATATGGAAGGATTAAGTGGATATTATACATTCATAAATAAATTTTCTACAACTTTAAGTATAGATACATATGATAATAATAATAACGTACAACTTTTAAAAATTACTATAAATCGTCTAATTTATGATATAAAAAAAATTATTCCAGCTGAAAAATATAATATTAATAATCCGTTTAATTCTATTAAAAATATACCAGAAAATTTGGAAAGCGCATTAAACGATTACGGAACTGTATTCGAAGAAAAAAAAACAAATTATATTTCTAATTTAATACAAAAATATATAAATTTAATTAAAACTTTTAATAAAGATAAAAATAATATAAATCGTCTAAATGCTTATAAAAATAATAATAAAATTAAATTTAATGATGGTATTATAGATAATATTCAACGTTTGAGGAATAAATTTAATAAAATATTAATTAATAAAAAATCTATTCTTAATATTAAAGCAAATTTAGAATTAAATAATTATAATTTGTCAACATTTAGTACATATAATAATAATTTACAAATTAAATTTAATTCAACAATAGATGAATTAATAAATAAGTTTGAGTATATAATTGATAAATTAATGGGTATAAAATCGCAAATTTTAAGTAATTTTAAATCACAAAGTACCAGTATTGAACCTTTGCAAACTTCAAACGAAGGTTTCATTGGAAAGTTTAAAGAAAATGAAAATGTAAAGTATAGAAATCTTAATGGAAAAATTCATAATGTTCAATTTGCGAAATATTTAGATACTAATAGAGCTAATATATATACTAATGAAGATAAAAGTAAAACCAAGACCGTCCTAATATCACAATTAAGTAAAATTAATTCCCCCATTGAAAAAGTAAGTGAATTAAATAATAATCCATCTGTCGTAATAAGTTCTAAATCAGTTAATGGACCAGTTCCAACCAGCAGTATAACTAATTCAAGTTTAAATTCCATTGGGTCTAATGTAATATCTTCACAAAATAATCAAATTTCTAGTAGTAATACTTTACAAACTTCAAACGAAGGTTTAGTTAGAAATTTTAAACTAAATGAAAATGTTCTGTATAATAATGGTACTGAAAAATATCATGCTAAATTTAATAAATATTTTGGTAAGAATGGAGCTATTATTAAATATAGAAATACAAATGGTAAAAATAAAACCCCATACGTCAAAATATCACAATTAAGTAAAATTAATTCCCCCATTGAAAAAGTAAGTGGATTAAATAATAATTCATCTGTCGTAATAAGTTCTAAATCAGTTAATCTACCACTTTCAACCAGCCGTATAACTAATTCAAGTTTAAATCCCATTGGATCTAATGTAGGTGTAGGTGTAAATCAAGAGGGTAATACATCTGAACCAATCATTTCATCCACCGAGAGCGGTTCTAAATCGAGTAATAAACTCATAACAAACACTGGAAAAGGTAAAGAAGAAAAACAACAAGAAAATAGTTCTCCTATAGCAAGTGCATTATCTATGCAATCTAATACAAAACCAGACATCAAAAAAGGTAATAAATTTAAAGGTTTAAACAAAAATGGTAAAAATGAAAATTATACTTACAATGTTATTGATTATGCTAATTTTAAAGAAAATATGAATAATGGTAAAGTACAACAAAATTCTTTTAAACCTGAAAATATAAGTTCCGTGAAAAATAGTAATATATCATTTAAATCTGAAAAAGGTAATAGATATTTTGTTAGGAGAAGTAATGATAAAACCACGTCGAGAAGTATTAATCGATTGAAAAAAATTTTAAACCAAACTATTTAAATATTTTATATAAATAAATACATCAAAAAAATAACTTTAATTCTATCGATATTTTTATAATTATTATTCTTATAATTATATATCCAAATGAATCGCATATATAATTATAAATTTCAAAATATTGATAATCGCGATTATTTATTCACACCTTTAATCCATTCAACCAATGATGAATCCACATTTGTAACTTCAAACGAAAATAACATTAAATTAAAACTCCCAACATCGCATTTTATAACAGATCATTCTAAACACCAATCTCCAATATTAAATCAAGAATCACTCGGTTCATGTGTCGCCAATGCAGTCAAGTCAATGATGTATATAATATCATCGGGGAAAGTCGATTTGTCCCGTCTACATTTATATTTGTGTTATCGTAATATAGATGGTTCAAGTTTATGTGAAGACGCAGGCGGAACAATACGAAGCGCCATGAAAGCCATTAAAGAGTACGGTGTATGCGAAGAATCAATATGGTTATATAATATATCAAACTTTGCGCGATTACCTCCTTCAAAAGCATTTACTTCATCATATAAACTTAATAATTTCGTTTACACATCAATCCGTCAAGATATTAATGATATAAAAACTTCTTTACACATGAATTTACCAGTTATTTTAGGAATAATGATTTATTCAAGTATTGATTCATTTATTACACAAAAATACGGTGTTATACAAATACCCGATTTTGAAAAGGAGAAAATATTAGGTGCACATTGTATAATATTAGTTGGTTATGATGATACTTCATCTTATTTTAAATTTCAAAATTCTTGGGGTGAAAAATGGGGCGACAAAGGATACGGATATATACCATATAATTATATATTAAACAATAATTTAACAAGTGATATTTGGAATATGTATTTTACATTACAATGATATAAGTAATATAAGTAATATAAAATTTATTTTTGAACTCTTTAATTTTGAATATTTTATTTTTGAATTTTTTATTTTTGATTTTTTTATTTTTGAATTCTTTATTTTGAAAAAAATATAATGTAATAATATATTGTAATAATATAATGAATAAATCAATGAATTATAAAAAATCTTTAAAACAATTAAAGAAAAATGAATTATTGTCAATTATTGCTAAATTCAATAAAAATGAGTTAATAGATATAATTTATACCATAAACTCTAAAAGATTAAAACAATATGGTGGTGATAGTGCGAATAATGAAATTATAATAAAAGAAACACCATACTCTATTAAAGAGAAAATACAATTTAATGAAAATAAATTGTTAGAAAAAAAAAATAACAATACAATTATGTTTAATAATAAGATTTATACTGAAAATAACTTAAATAAATAAAATAAGTAAATAAATCTTTTCATATAAATTAAATAATCATATAATTAAAAATAAAATATATGATTATAGTATTAATATAGGATGAAAGATAAAACTATGATGAAAGATAAAACTATTATGAAAGATAAATCCTCAAAGAAAAATAATATAAGTACATATGTTGTAAGAATAATAGCAGAAAATATAAATATAAATTGGAATTTACCATATTTAATTGAAAAGCCAGAAAAAGGTCAAGGAACTGGATTTTTTATAAATAAAGAAGGTTATATTTTAACATGTGCACATGTAGTAGATGGCGCAAAAAATCTTTATATTGATATACCAAGTTTAAGTAGTGAAAAATATTATTGTAAAATAATATTTTTATCAACCGATTATGATATAGCACTATTAAAAACGATTGATTACAAACCGATAGATTATGTTGAAATGGGAGACTCTGATGAACTTAAAGTTGGAACAGAAGTTCAAGCTGTAGGATATCCAGTAAGTATAAGTTATTCACATGATAATGTCAATAATTTAAAATATACGGTTGGTATTATAAGTGGACAACAAAATGGACTTATACAAACGGATACTGCCATAAATCCGGGTAATTCAGGTGGCCCATTATTCTGTAATGGTAAAGTTATTGGTATAAATAGCGAGAAATTAGTGCGTCAAGATGTGGATAACATAGGATTTTCGATACCAATAAATTATTATAAAGTATTAAAAGAATCGTTTGAAAAAGATTTTAATAAAAAAAATAAAACCATTATTATTAAGAGGCCAGAATTATTATTTGAATATAATAATACAATATCAGAACTTTTAAAAGAAATAACTAATAATAAAATAAGTGAAGGAATAATTGTATCAAAAATTTATAACGAATCTGTTTTGAAAAAGTCTGGTATTCAAGTTGGTGATATAATTACAAATATAAATGAATATACTATTAATAATAATGGTTATATAACACCTTTTAAATGGTTGGGTACTCATATATCTATTCGAGATATATTGAACCGATTTAGAAATAATGATAAAATAGAAATAAAATATTTTAGTATAAAAAGTATGAGCGAGAAGCGAACAAATATAATATTAAAACCAGTTGATTATAAAGTGGCATTATACTATCCAGTATTTCAAAAAATTGATTATTTCATAATATCAGGATTAATATTAATGAATCTTTCATACAATCATCTTTTTTTAGAGAATTTAGATATAGAATTATTTTCAATGAAATATGATAAGGAAAAACTTTTTAAAAAGCAATTAATCGTGTCTTTTGTATTTCCAAATAGTACTGTAAATATATTAAATAATATACATGAATATGATATTATTACGAAAGTTAATAATATAAAAGTTTATGATTTAGATGGTCTTAGACGTGCATTAAAAAAACCTGTAATTATAAACAAAAAAGAATTTATTAAAATTGAATGTAAAAATGGTAAATTTATGTTGAATACCATTGAAAAATGTGTAGAAGAAGATATTAATTATTCAGTGATATATAAATATCCATTAAATGATTTTCAAAAGAAATATATGAAAATCTATGATATAAAAGCAGTAAATAATTCAAATAATTTATAAGATGTTTATTATTCAAGGTCAATTATAAATTTTAGTATTCTTTTATTACCATATAAAATAGGGTCGATATTGTGAATAATATCGTCGGGTTTTAATAATATCAAATCATTTTCTCTTTGATAATAATTATTTAATTTAAAGTGTTTAAACCATCTAAAGAAACTATTTGTATTATTCTCGATTACAAATATACATTCTAAATACTT